ATACAACCAAAGCATCAGCATTTGGGCCAGCTAATTGTTGTGCTTTTACTCTTGCATATCTTGTAATAGGTTTAAAGTAAATAGTAGTAACTACTTTGCCTTTTGAATCTTTAACCTCAAATTGTCGTCTTGTGACCATTTCATCTTGAAAAGCTCCAAGAATAAGGTCTGCGGTTCTTTCAGTTGCCATAAATAAATGCGAAGAATTTTACTTTTAAATTGCTGATGTGATTGTGCCAGATGGCTTGAATGTGATGCTTATTGTGTTTACATCACCGATTGATGAACTCTGCTCAAAGTTTGTTATGAGGCCGCTGAAGCTGATCTTTGCAGAACCACTAGCACTATCAGGGAAAAGTTCAAAAGATGCTGTTCCAGCGTCACCTGTAGTTAATACACCATCAACAAATGTTGCAGTTTCACCAGAGGCAGCGTTGTCATAAACCAGTTCAGCAGATCCCTCACCCTCAATAAGTCCACCAACAAAAGATTTGAAAGTGTCGCCTTGAACAGTTGTTTCTTGGGTATCTTTGGTGATAGACATAGACCATGATCTAGTGCCTAAAACTGGGTTGACA